TTAACCTTATGTTATGTTGTAACTTAAGCCTTTTTTCTTTAAAAGTAAAGGACTTTTTTTAATTATTTTGCTGGGGTATAAGGATTCGAACCTCAACTGCCTGGACCAAAACCAGGTGTCCTGCCATTAGACCATACCCCAAATAACATTTTTAATTATGGTCCGGCTGCTTCGAGGATTTATCCTATCTTAGAGATAAGTACCTGGAAGCTAGCCGGTAGTGGAGCTGACAGGGATCGAACCTGCGACCTCCGCAGTGCAAGTGCGGCGCTCTCCCAACTGAGCTACAGCCCCAAATTTCAATTAGAAATTAACCGAAATTCCTACATTAGCATATCTTGGTGTTCCAAGAAATACTTCTGCGTTATGAGCAGCGTGAACTTTGTCACCATACCCATTATATTGACTATTGTCAACAGCATCTTGTACGTATACTCCGTCAAGTGCATTAAATACATGAGCTGATATTGTCATATCAACTGCATCTATTGGAAGCTTATACGATAAGTGTAAGTCTAACTTACCATAACCAGGTGCTTTCCAAACCTGATCTCTGTCTGCATCACCATCTACTTCACGTGAATCAGGACTCCAGTCGGAGTAATTATCATCATACATTCTGTAAAGAGCTTGCATGTTTAGGCCTTTAATTGGCTTGAATGTTAATCCACCAACATAAGCTGTTTGCGGCATGTCACCAACCATAAGGTCATTAAGTGCATAAGAATACTCAGATGTTGTCATACCAATTACTTCACCGTTCTCATTGAACTCTTGTTCTTGATATGTACCATCAGCGTCGCCTACGAACTTCCAATTACCTTTACTTAAAGCTAAATCAATATCTAGCATTTCGTGAACAGCAATTTTACTTTCCACTTCCCAACCAGTATGATTTTGTTCAACTCCTCGTAAAAAGATAACATCAGTATCACCAGAATCGCCTTGACCTGTTGAAACAGCTTTAGTGATATTTCTATCAATCCAGCGTGTGTTGTACTGACTTAACTTAACAGCTACTTTATCACTGTTATACTTTCCACCAAATTCGAAGCTTTTAAACTTCTCATTATCAGGGTCAGTAGCTACTGTTCCATCATAGTATATGACGTTGTCCATAATTGGCGGCTTTTGAACGTATCCGTAATTAACAAATCCAGACATACGATCATCTAAATTGTAAGTAGCACCACCTTTTAACTGAAATGTAGTTATAGCATCAGCACTTATCTTTTCATTAGCCACAGTAAAGTGATCCTGATAGGAATAAGCTATAGTGGATAAACCACCCATACCGTATAAACTCATTTTGTCAGTTGTGTACTTACCTTGTGCAAAACTACCAAACCAGTCTACTGTTGTAGTGTTAAAGTATGCGATTTCATCACCTAAACGAACAATTTTACCGTCTTCGGCATTGTCGTCTGCAAAATCTACATAATAATCACCACCAAGTAGGTCACGTACTTCACGCGCGTGTTCTATTTCAGCAGTTCGCCAATCAATACCTACTTGAATCTCTAACTCATCTGATACATCATAATTAAGTTTAGAAATTAATCCATAAGTGTTTTGACGATTAATTGAATTACGAAGGATTCCTGTTGAGCGATTTTCTGTATCTGAAAAAGCAGAATCTACATTTGCAGAGTTCTGTGCTATCTCAGCATTCCAATCCCATTGCCAGGGTGAAGATGCATACCATCTTTCTCCTTCTACCGCGGGTGTTCTACTTACGCTACCATAAGTTCCAGTTCCTCCACCAGAGCCACCACTCCAATATAGTACTGAACTTAATCTTGCATTGTCATTTAAAGTTAAAAAGTGGTTTAAGTTGACAAGAGGCTTGTGGAAATAATTTTCCCTTTCATTAAGCATGCCAGCATTCATTCTATCTGTAGTGTTTGCACCATACATATAAAAATACTGTTTGCCTTTATAGGATTCATCCACAGGTGCCCAGTTCTGGTTAAATAATCTACCAGCTTCAGTTTCAAACTTCTCACCTGCAACATAAGCAGAGTCATTATAACCATCAATGTCTCCTGCTAGATCTTGCGAGTAAGTCGCTATATTCTGCTTGTATAGATTTTGACCATGACGCTGTGGTGCACCAATAGCGTATAGTTCGAATCGTTGATCGTCACTGACTGCATAGCTTCCACCTAAGTAGTATGCCCATGCATCTGTCCAAGTTCCGTCAATAATTCCATCACCTGTCTTTCTAACGATTGTTCCGCTTAATGCTAACTTATCGCCAATAAGACCTGTGTTGTAATTCATAGTAGTTTTCAGAAAACCACCAGCTCCAGCTTCCTGCTTAACTAAGCCACCTTTTTCGTGAGCAGCAGGATCTGTTATTATGTTCATAGTTCCACCTATAGAAGGTGTTGCTAGATTGACTGCTGATAAACCTCGTTGCATCTGGATAGAGTTTGCAGCATCTGCTACACCGTCCCAATTGGACCAATAAACCCAACCGTTCTCCATATCGTTTTGAGGTACACCATTAATCATAACAGCAACATTTCTTTGGTTAAAACCACGAACATTGATACGAGCATCACCCGCACCACCACCTTGTTGAGTCGCATAAACTGACGGTGTCATATTAAGCGCCATTGGAATATCTTGTGATCCAAGACGGATTTCCATTTCAGCTTTATCAACCGTAGTATAGGCAACAGGTGTGTTTTCGTCTGCACGAGAAGCCAAAACTTCTAATGCTGTCATTGCAACAACGTCAGATTCCATAATAAAATTGACGCTTGACACAATATCTCCAACACTAACTACTTGAGTATTTGAGATATAACCAATGAAGGAAGCTGTAATGCTATAGTCCCCAGAAGCGACATCTATTTTGAATTTACCTTCTGAATCGGTAACTCCTCCAAGATCTGTTTCTTCAACTACTACATTAGCTCCAACAAGTGGTTCTGAGTCTGAATCCAGTACTACACCTACAATAGATTGCGCGAACAATCCTGATAAGAATAGTAAGGACACAGCAAGATTACGATAGTTCATAATCTGTCTCCTTGTTTTTGATTAGTAAGTGGCACATTTTTCTACAGGTGTGCCGTCTGCCTGTCCGCTTTTTGTGTAAATTTAAACGATGCATACATCGCCATCACAAAACTTTTCAGCTTCTGAATCTTCGCCTTTCATCTTTGCAAAAGATAAGTTCTTTAATTTCTTACTCATTTTATTGTAAGTCTTCTCATCAATTGCTTCATAAGGCATTTGTTTATATGCACCCATGTCTAATCGAGGTAAACAACTTATTCCCTTTAACTGATATTGAAAGTAATTCAAACACTGTTCTAATTGATCTGCTTCTGTCTCTGCATCAAATGTAACTGTACAACTAACTTGATTATCTGCCCAATGTCTTTGCAGTAGTGCTGCTAAACTAAATTGTTCCCATACAGTCAATTCCTTTGCAGTTCTTATTCCATCACCGACATCTATTGGAACTTCTATGCAAACAGTAGAGTCTTCAGAACCAAATGCAGGTTCTATTGTATATCCTGCGTCTTGTAATGGCTTAAGTAGCTCTGACTGGTTTGATAATCTCATTCTTCTAATATAGTGTCTTGATTCAGGATAGTGTACACCTGGCGTTGATCCTGCAAGTAGTGATACTGTTCCACTTGGCTTTACAGATGTTGTTTTTATTGACTTAGGAATAGCTAAGAAATCTGAATAGACGTTATCTAAACGTTGAATTTCATCATATCCTGATTCTAGCCAATCTCTTAATTCACCAACACCTCTGTAAGTTAAGAACTGTGCAACTCCACTAACAGAACATCCTATTCTTCTATTACGAAGCATAACTCTGTTTGTTTCTGGCCAATGTGTTTTTCCTAATGTAACTGTCTTTGCATATAAGTACGCATACTTTAATGTCTTTTTATAATCTTCTAATGATTCATGTTTATACGGAAATGTTTCTACTAAGCAGCATAATTCATAAGATTCCAGTGTTTGCTCTAAACAAGGATTTCCACCCATTGCTCTATGGTCTTTGTTATCTTTACCATTTTTCATTCTAGAGTATTCACGCATATTATCTAGCCATGCAAATCCTGGCTCACCATTCTTAACAACTCTTTTACAAGCGTCAGAATAATCCATTCCTAGCTCTGCAAATATTGAATTATTAGATGTCCATCCGTATTGATCTCTGTGAGGGTTTACTTCATAATCTTTTAAGTCCATGTATTCATCAGAATAAGGGTCACCGAATACGATTTCAGCTGTGCGACGTACGTTTCCTGCTACTACACACTTCCCGATGAGATTCATTATGTCTACAATTGTCGTAATTGTAATTGGTGAACCTGCATTTCCATCTAGAGTTTTTCTTATAGTTTCATGAACTTCTCTTAAAGGGTCAGGGCCACTTGATTGTCCTCCAAAACCTTTGATTGGTACACCAGCTGGTCTAATTTTAGAATAATCAAATGTGATTGCAGATGTTCCGTGAAAATAAGAATCAATTAATGCTGCAACTGATTCTACCCAGCCTTCTCTTGTGTCTGGTATTGTAATTACTTCAGGATCTCTTTTTTCTGTAGGACCTTTTACCATTATTTGGTCAGCACCTTTTGTGTCAAAGCCAACACCCACACCTAACATGCTTGCATCCATTAAAAATGTGAAAGGTTTTGAGCCGTCATCTTTTATAGTTTCTGTTGATACAAATGCACAATTATTAAGAGCAGCATATAGATTTCTTTCTTCTGTTATTGCTGTTCCCATTGCCCATAACCCTCTGCCTGGTGGTAGAAACTTCATGTTAAATATTCTATCAAACATTTCTTGTGCAGATTTTTGTGCTTGCCACGGGTTCCAACCTAACTGATGTGATTCAATATGGTCTTTTTGCATAGAGTATGTTCCTTCTACAACCCTTTGTACTGTTTCCCACCATTTTTCGTTTTTACCATTTTCTTTTAGCCTAGAATATGTCCTCATAAAGACTAATTCTCCTAAACCATTAAACCCAAATGGTGCTTTTTTTCTTTTATATTTGTCTATGAATGCTTGTGAAAGCTTAAATTTATTTGAATCCATTGCAACTTACTCCTTTAGTAACATGTTTATATTTTGCTATTCTAAATAAGAAGATATAACTAATTTGTCTCAAAATTTTTCCACTTTGTGTCATCTTTTTTCTCTTCATTATTTCCTTTGAGGTCTTCGTATTTTTTAGCTAAAAGCTTTCTTGTATACTCATTACCATTGTCTTGTTTTTTCTGTTCAGCTTGTCCATTAGATGAAGATGAATCATATATGTCCATCTTGCCAATCGATGTATTCATAGTCAAAGGATAGGTCATTCCGTCAGGTCCAAACCTATTTTTTATTACGTGTACACGTCCTGTATTTGCAATTTTATCTTCTATCTTTCTAGAAAGTGACATAACAAAATCAGCTGTCATTATTTTAGAATACGATTCTGCTATCTTTTCTGCTCCGATTACTTCATCTTCCAGTGATGATCTATTTGACTGTGATGCTGTCCACACTGGTATTTGAAATTCTCCACTGAGCCCTCTTAAATCTTCGTAAATATTTCCCAATTGATGTCTTACAGCTGCATCTCTTGCAGCACTAGTGTCCCTTAATAAATCAGCATAATCAACTAATATTAAGTCAGGACTATTTCCCATAAGCTCTATTGTCTTTAAATGTGTGTGTATTGTCTGAACAGTTGCACCTCTAGTAGGGAAATATTTAATAATTAAATCACCCTTACACATCTTCTTTATTTTTTCTTTTACTTCTTCTTTGTTGTCTTTAATATTTGCTACAGGAATTTCAGAAAATATAGTTGCAAATCTTAATCCTACGTATGCTTCATTTAGCTCCAACGTGTAGTGAATTACGTTCTTGCCTGCTTTAAGTGCATTAACACCAAGCGCTTGTAAGAACCAACTCTTACCTATTCCTGAAGGTGCAACAACTACACCTAATTCTCCACCTGCAAGACCTCCGTCCATTATTCCATCTATTGGTTCCCATCCTGTTGGTGTTGTATCTCTGTTAATATCTTCTAATATAGAGTCAAATTCTTTTACATATTCTAAACCTATGTCTCTATGAGTTCCTGCTCTCATTGCATTGTCAACAAGTCTTTTTATCTCATCATACTGACCTTCTTGTAGCAAATCAACTGACTTTACAATTGCTGCTTTGAGTGTTTGATTTTTGCAAAAAGTTATTGTTTCATTTTTGACAAAGTCTAAGTCAGGTGCTTCTAAGTTTTTTGTTACTTCACGAAGCTCATCAACTATTGAATCTCTGAGTAGTTCAGCATTGACTTCATTTAGTTTAATTTTTAGTGTCTGTAGTGAAGGTGTTAATTTATATTCGTAATAATAATCTTTGATAGTTTTTATCAACCATTGTTTTGCTTCTGTATCTAATAATTCTGGCTGAAGCATATCATAAATTGTTACTGCGAATTGTTGATCTTCTAGCAGACTAGTAATTATTTTAGTCTGAAATACTGATCCGTACTTTGTTAGTGCGTCATTTATTGGTGGCATTTTGTAATATTAATTCTAATTTGTTAAAACTGTCTTGCAGCCAGACGTCAGGATTTCTGATTGCATGATCAATTGTATCTTCTAAAAACATTTTATGAATTTTATATTTTACTAGTCTTCCAGAACCATTGTTTACTTGATCAATTATTTGTAACTTTGCATTTCCAGCAATATCTACATCCTTAAGTTGCATTAAGTCGTAGTTTCTTTCAAGTAAATCTTTGTGTTCATCTAATTTTGTAACATTTAAAAACTCATCTATATTAACTATTTCTGTATCTGTCAAAAGAGGAAATTTTTTCCTAATTGTTTTTAGACCTAGTCCTCTTACTCCCGGGATATTATCTGACTTATCCCCATCTATAATCCTGTAGAAAACAAAGTTCTCTGCTAATATTTCAAATTCATCTTCAAGACGTTTTCTATCATATAAAACCTTTTTAGTAGGCGACCAGACTGCTACTCTATCATTAACCATTTGGTAGAAGTCTTTATCTGTCGACATTACTGTTATTTTAGATGTCTTTAAAACTTGATTTGCAATATAGGCAATTGTGTCGTCTGCTTCTATATTTTCAACTGTAATAAACGTAACGGGCAAAACGTCAAGATATTCAATTAAGCGTGAAAACTGCATTCTCATATTTTCAGCTTCATTTACATCATTAACACCCTCGATTCTATTTGGCCTTTTAAGTGGTTTTCTACCTGCCTTATAATCAGGATAGATTTTCTTTCTACGAGCAGAGCCACCTTTACCATCAAACGCAATAATAACCCTGGTAGGTGATAACGTCCGGATTGCAAGAGCTATTGTCTGTAAGAATCCTACGATACCACCTATATGTTGTCCATTTGCATTAGTTGCGGGTGAGACAGCCCACGTCCTGATAAAATTGTTTAGTCCGTCAATTACCAGGACGTGATCATTTACGTCTCGCTCTTTGTTGGCTTCATTGCCTATCTGCTTCAGTATTTCACTATATCGCTTGCTAAGCAAGGTCGCCATCCACTACTTCATCTGTAAATTCAACATCATCGATACCTCGCTTGTCTTCATATTGCAGTATGCTTTCATCACATATCTTTTCGTAAAGATAATCTTTGAGTCCTTCATTTTCTGCAAGCTTATCAGCAAAGTCTTTTGATAAGAATTTAATTGGCTTTCCTTTGTAGTCTATAGTATACCAAGCGCCTGCTGTTTGTGCAATTTTAAGATTTTTTAATTGCGCAAGCCAACCACCTTCATCGTCAATTCCTCTATCAAAATACATTTCATAGTCTGAAATTCTTAATGGAGGTCCAATACGGTTTTTAACGATTTTAGCACGGCACTTATGTCCAATTACGTTGCCTTCCTTATCTTTAATCATACCCATATTTGATAATCTAATACGTGTTGATGCATGAAAAGGTAGAGCCAATCCGCCACTTGTTGTATAAGGATCACCAAACATGACTCCCATCTTTTGACGTAACTGGTTAGTAAATACTAGTGTTATTTTATGACGACCAATCATCTGCGTAATTTTACGCATAGCCTTAGAAATAATGATAGCTTTTGACGTAGCCCATCCGTCTTTGTCATAATCAGACGACATTTCAACCTTAGTAGAAGCAGCTGCAAGACTATCAACAAGTATTGTTACATGTTTGTCTTTGTTAGTTTCTCTTACTTTAGTTACGATGTCTTCAATGCCTTGAAATATATCTTCAACAGTTTCCATATGAAGATACAGGATATTTTGAGTATCAGCTCCAATTGCGTCCAAAAACTCTTTACTAACTGAAGTTTCTGTATCAATGTAGATTCCAATACCACCTTTTTTCTGTGTTTCAGCAAGTATATGTGCACCAAGCAGTGATTTTCCGGAAGCCTGAAGTCCATTGATTTCAGTTATTCTTCCCACTGCTATTCCGCCATTCGGCCTATTTGATATTGCTAAGTCCAGTAAAGATGACCCTGTAGATATAAAGTCATTAATGTCTGTCGGTGTGTCGTCTGATCCATCTAAGAAAAAAGCAACTTTTTGCCCTTTAATTTTAGAGTTTAGACTATCTGCTAGCTCGCTAGCAAGGACATCTCGTCTCTCGCTCATTGCGTTCTCCTAAGTTTATGAATTAAATAGATCGTCGAATGCTGAAGATACGTCTTCCGTAGCTGTAGCTGCTTTAGCTCCAACTGCTGGATCAGTAACCTGACTGTCTTCAACATCACCTTCTTGGCTTAACCAGCCTTCTAGTGCTTTTTGAAGATCATCATACTCTAATTCAGAATAGATGTCAGTAATTGGTTTCTGTGTATCTTTAACAGTCTTCATAACGTCGGCATTCTCTGTGAGAGGCGTCTGATTAGGTTTAACTCTAATAGACGTCATTGGGAAAGCACGTCCTGTTTCTTCGCTGGTCTTAAACTCAACAACAATATCACGTCCGTTTACTGGATCGGTAATATCGCCATAGTCTGGATCTGCGATAACAGAAAGTAGTTCCTGATATACCATTTTTCCAAAGCCCCAGAATTTTACGCCTTCGTTCTCTTCACCTCTTACGATGACAGGAGCGTAGGTACGCATCTTAGCTTCGATTTTCTTACCAAGCTTGTAGTCTTCTTTATTACCAGAAGTTTTTAGCTTAGTTGCAAACTCCTCAATTGGGTCAGGACGTCCAAATGAAATTGGAGATAAGTAATTTTTATCGCCCATGTCATAATGGAAATATAACTCAATGAAAGGATTATCCTTATTAAATTTATAAGGTACAACTCTAATCTGTGTCTTACCTGGTGAAGGTTTCCATAGATTTGAGGTTCTGTTGTTGGTTGATTGTAGTTGTGATAACCTGGATTTTATTACGGATAAGTCCATGTGTCATTACTCCTTAGTTAAGTGTTCATTATTCAATTAATACGCTTATATATATTGCGAAACATTTTTAAAATTAAATTTTTTATAACATTTTTAATAAAATAAAGGCCACAGCTGTTTTTAAGCTTTTAATATAGTGGAAACTAAAAATCGTTCGGGCCTTTATTTTAATAGCATTTTTAATAAGCAATAATATATATACTGTTAAAGACCCAAAAATCAGTTTTTATATATATTTTTTAAATTATGTATCCGGTCATTTGTCCTTCATCAGCTTCTTTTGCATTTGCTGCTGGATTTCCCCAGCCTCCCATTCCGCCGCCTGATACTTTTATCTTGCCGTCTTTTAAAGATACTTGTATGTCTTTTCTAGCAGCATGATCAACAACTCCTATCCAGTCAGGTTCGTTTTGATAAATACTTATACCCTGAAGTTTAATAACATCATCGAAAGGGTCACCATACATCCATCCTTTTCCTTTAGAGACATGTTTTTTCATCATGTCTTCTAGCTGCTTCATCTTGCCGTCGTCACCAGAAACGCCGCCTAATTGTTTAATTGCTTTTGAAAACTCATTTGCTGTTTTCTTCACTCTTGAATCGATACCTTTTCTGCTCCATACTTTTTCCATTCTATTTTTCTTTATCCAAGCAGGATCTACATCATCAGCACCGGTTGAAAACGGATATTTTTTTGCAAGTGCTTCTTGCTCTGGAGATGCTTCTTCTTTCAAGACTTGTTTCTTAAAATAGCTCTCCTGAATCTTTTTAAAAGATCCTTTTTTTGGTGGCCAGTTAAATTTTTTCATTAGTTCACTCCAGTTAATTTTATATAAATATTAAACGTTTATTATTTTATATAGTTTTGTTCTTATCACATTCAATCCTGCATCATTTGTAAGAAGCAGTGAATTTCTATAGCTTTCCCAGTTTAGTGAATAAGACTTATCCAATATACCGTTATTCTCTTTTCTTATTGCTTCATTTAAAGCATTGATTGTGTATAGTGTATTTGTCTCTTTCTTTCTATGGATTGCCATAGTCTTATTGTTCTGTATAAAGTCTTCTGTCTTCTCTACATTATAAGTAGATATTAACGAATTGCTGTCATCTACATTTTCAAAGACATATATTTTATTAAATACTATTTCTGATGCCATACTAATTAATTGTATTGTGTCATCAAAATCTTGTTTTGTACAAAATGTGCATAATAATTGTGTTTTCATTAGATTAAATCCTTTAATCGTGGATCTGTTCTGTCTGGTAGTTCTTTGAACCACCGCACTTCTTCGTGCTCTAAACTTTTAGTTGGTATAACAGCCATCTTCATTCTTGTCTCGTAAATATAATAATTGCCATTTCTTGAATTTTTCTTTGTGGCTTTTAGTTCGACTGGACTGTTTAAATGAGATCCTTCTTTTTTGACGAGAATAGAAACTTCTTCTATTGTCTCTCTACATGCTGCATCGATTGGTTCTTCACCAGGCTCCACTTTACCTTTTGGTATTCCCCATTCATACGCATCAGTTGCATCTTTAACCAATACAACTCCTGCGATTGGATCTCTTAAAATTATGCCAGCAGTATTCATTTCTTTCTTTTCTACTATTAAATCTTTTAATTTTATCATTTAAAGACTCCAGCTCCTTTCTTGCCAGTCGTCATAATAAAATTAGTAAACCAGTTCTTTTCCTCACCCACTCTTTTAACTGCATCATATAACCCATCTTTACTAATCTTACTCTGCTTTGCGACATCATCTGATATTTCTTTTAATTTTTCTTGTGACACTTTAATCTCATTGCTAATGATATAGTCCCAGACTCTTCCTGCAATGTTATCCCACTTTGCCTCTAACAATATGTCTTTTAGTTTTATCATTATTCTAATTCTTTAAATTTAATTCCATTTTGACTAATTACAGAATAGTTAAAATTCTTACCTTTAGCAGGAATAACTTTCATCTGGGGTGAGGACTTTCCTCTAAATATTACCCAGTATTTAGCTTGCCCGCCTTCTATAATTTCATCTATTGCTGATTGTATGTCTTTGTCAAATCCTTTTGGATCTCTTATATACTTTAATTTTTTAAGATAATTAAAAATTGTTGCTTGAGTTATCGAACCTTTTGAAGACGAAAAGTCTATTTTTACACCTGACTTTATATCATTTGCATTTATTGGCTCTATTTCATACGACATCGGCTTAACACCTGGTCCTTGAAATATTACTTGGTTTACAGAATTATCAGATTCACCGAGCAAGCTAGACATTATTGTATAAAACTCTCTTGTCACTCTTGTGTCTTCTTTATTATATTCACCATTGACTATTTTTAATTGATTCTGTACTCTGTCTAGTAAATAGTCTTTTAATTGAATTACTGGCGCAAATGCAGGAGATGATGCTGACAAAACATCCCACGCATCATCTGACTCCATCTTTTTTAATGTCTCTATTGTTCTTAAAACTTCTTTCCAAAAAGTGAATTTACTTACAGATGCTTCAACTCCTGCTCTTATTGCAGCACTATTATTTTTTGCTGTGTAGTCTTTTACTTCATAATTTGTGTCTGCCTTTATATCAAAACTTGTATTCCCACCTTGTATTTCTCCGCCATCAATAACCCATGCTAAATAAATTTCTCCTTTACCAATACCTTTTGCGTCAATATCAAATATTTTTGTCTCGAGTCCGCTACTCAATGTTCTTGGCTTTATGCTTTTTCCTCTGCTTCCTAGACCTTTGTAAAATTGCTGAACTTCTTTTGAAGATAGCGTTCCTAGTACATTAATTGCTGCTTTTAGAGGTGCACCTGTTGGCAGCTTTTTATAAAAAGACTCAAATTTTGCTTTTTCACTGTCGCTTCCATTTTCTTCCCATATTGTAGCATTTTTAAATTTTGCGTATGATTTTGCTTCATTAATCATACTTTTGTCAAATAAGCTTTCTACGATTTCTGCTGGTACGTGTTTTTTTAGTTCTTCTTGAACCATATAAAGATGATATGAATCATCTAAGCTTACCATTCCGTTTGCTGTCTTTAGTGAGACTTTGTCAACAGCTTCACTTATAACTTTGTTAATGTCCATTTATTCTCTCCGTTATATCTTGCATTTCCCCATAGTTTAAACCTGCTTTTACCTTAACAGGAAAGGAACCTGCATTTAATATTTTCTTTAACCGTAGTATCACTTCTAATCCCTCTGTCCTATCTAGATCAAACAGAAAACTATCATACGTATATAATATCATGTTAGTGCTACGAGACTTTAAAAAATCTTGTATTTTCCTTATAGTCTCTATATTCTGCTCCGTTTCATACGATTGAATAAAATAGTTCAATACTTTATTTTTATTTGCATCAGGAACATTACTTGACGCAAACTGTCGTCTATAAATATGCGATTTAAAATGTTTATGCTTTTTAAAATAACCCCATAATGCATCTGACATTTTATCAACTTTATAGAAAAACGGGTTTTCTTTTTCTGTTACCTTAACATTACCGTATAGTATTTGCCATGATATTCTTTTTGCTTCATCATATGAAGACTTGT